TCATATGATTTAAAGTTAGCAGCTTCAAGGAATGGTTTTAGAGGATATTGTTTCGCCCAAGTCTCTTTGATAACAGCGTCATCAGCATTAAGAGGAGCAGGCGCCTCAAATTCAGATTTATCATAATTCCAGAATCCATCAACTTTTCTAATCTTCAACTTGAAGTTAGCACCTGACCAGAAGTCAAATGGGTTAAATGGTTTCTCATCTTCAAACGCAGGATTCATTGCTTCTGTAATCTTATTGAAAATCTTTTTACCGAATTTAAATAAGAAAACTTTTCCTTCGTTCTCTGGATGTTGTGGGTCTGATACAACATAGACATTGCTGTAATAAGATAATTTTCTTTTTCTTTTTCTAGCAATCTCTTTATCACTATCAACACCAGTATTCCATAATCTAGTATTCTCTTCTGACACAGGATCTTTTTGTCCTAATGTAGTTAGAGAGTTTTCAATATACCAACCACCAGGTCCTTGGAATGCGTGAGACCATACTCTTGCCCAAGGCATTTCTTCGCCTTGACTAGCAGGTAAAAATCTAAGCACAGCATACCCGTTACCAGTTTTATCTAGTTCTGGTTTCCAAAGTCTGTCGTCTTGGTATTTGTTTTTTGTTTTAGCAGCGTCCTCAGGATTGAGGTTTGCTTCTATTTGTTTTGTTAACTTGTCAAAATTACTTTGACTATTTTTTAAGTTTTCAAAAGCGTCCATAAAGTTTCTCCTTGTATGTATTTCGTATTAGTATTATTGTATTTAAGTATCATAATATAAGTTATTTCAATACTATTATTTATACAAGTTCTTATCATAACAGATAATATATCTATTGTCAAGCACCTGTAAAAGTCTCTTTCATAGTCAATTTAGCACTCGTTCTATTGAAGCTCTGAAAGGGCAAAAACTTTTTAATTCGTTTACTATATTCTTTCCATACTACTTTCTCAACAATTTGTCTATCCCAGCGTTCAATGAATCCCAATAAGGTTTCAAATACGCTAAAAGTTTCATAACTAATTCTTTTGGATAAGAGAAGTTTGAAGAAAGGTGGATGTTGTCCTCCAACAACTGCAAAGAGACTATCAAAAGTAAGGTTGTTATTGCCCATATAATCCCGAACAATATTACACTCACTCCTAAAATTATAACCAAAAGCGTCTTTATACTTTCTATGAGCAAGGTAAATATCTTGGCCATCAGTTCTGGCAAGGTCTCCAATCCACTTCTTGTCATTGTGCAAAAAGTTTGCCACAAAGAAATCAAGCGCTTGTTCTGCGTTATACTTTTTAGATAGTTTGTGAAAGAAGTACCTGTCATTTCGTTTCGTAAATGTTTCTAGTTTACAATTAACTTTACCTGCATATTGTATATAGTCATATGTATTGGTTGTAAAATGTAGTTTAACACCGAGCCATATTTTAAAAACATCAAATCCGCCATACATTATAAAGGTAGTTCTCCTTCGCTAGTTTTGGTTACTAAATTTAATTTCTGACACTCAATTGTAAGTTTCTCTTTTAATGCTTTATTAACTAGAGGGCCTACCGTACCTGTGTCAATACCCCGACTTTCACAATAACCAACTATACATTCCATATATGAAGTGCCTGGGTGTTCTTTTCTGTACTTTTCTATTTCTAAACTAAATTGTTTGCTATTCATTATGCTACTATATCAGGACTTAACCTGTTTGTCAAGCAGCTGTGCCTTTAGATTTAACTTCTGGCATATCTTCTTGGTAGGGATTGTCACCTTCGTATGGTTCAACTTTACCACAACCTATGTCCATAATCTTTTGAGTATAACCTTCAACTGCTAACTGATTGTCTAGGCCTTGATATAGACCTATGTAATTTAAACGAACAAATGCCTGACACTCTTCTAAAGTATCAAACGCATAGTTCGGGTGTTGTCTTGGTTCCACATCACCGTTTAAATTTATAAGCATTGCAACTATAAGAAATACATCTTTCATTTTTCTCTCCTATAGCGTAGGCTATCTGATTAGTTCTTTTTAATTTGGTCGCAAGATTTAGTATCTGCTTTTAATCCTAATTCTTTAGAATATATCCATACATAAGAATATGCTACCGTTTCGTCTTTAACTACACATTTCTTACCAAATGTTATTCTAGGATCCTTAGGTATAGAACAAGCACTCAATACTAGTCCCATAATTAATACCATTAATATACTTTTCATTTTTACTCTTTCATTTATTGTTGAGGTACTACAACGAAATCATAGATTTTGTATAATACGCATTTATCAATTCTGTCAGGTGTTTCAATTGTTGCAATCAACTCATTATCTTTTTTATAATGAACAACTGCAAATACAGGTTCTCCTGTAGGTTCACCACCACTTCTACCAAATCCTATGTGTACAGGTTTAAAACCTTCTTCTTCTAAAAACTCTTCTACGGCCGCATACTCTCCACACATAATTGGTGCGTGAGACGGAAAGAATAGTCCATATGGATTTGCATATACTAAACTTGTCATCAATGTAAACATAACAACAAGTAAAGATTTTTTTAGCATTATTTGCTCCTTTTTTATAGAGGCGGCAAACAGAAGTTTACCTCTAATTACCAGGTAGTGTTTATGTCTGTTTCGTTTTCTCTTGGTAATATTTATAAAATTTTTCAACAGATTTCTCTAGCTCTGCGACATAATCTTTAGGATTTTTTATCCATTCTTGCATTGAACCATCTTCACCAGCAATAAGTACGACAATTTGTTCTATCGGTTTACCGTATATCTCTTCATACATCATTGCATAGGCAGTACATTGTAAGAAGTAGTTATCTACCCACTCTTCAATCTTTTCTTTGTTTGCTGTTTTAAAATCAATTACTGATAGTTTACCTCTATATTCTGCAACACAATCGGTTTGACCTGCAATAGTCAATTTCTTACTCAACATAATCGCTTCAATCAAGTGTATGTTGTCTATGTTGTCAAGGTAAGGTTTCATAAGTCTAAACAGACCTAATGGTAATACACCTCTTTCGCCTGGTGTTTCACCTTTTAAATAATTCTCAACTAGTGTATGAGTTGCTTTACCTCTACCTGCAGCTCTTCTCATTTCAAAGTTGGCAACACTTTCGCCAATACTTTCACGCCATCTTTTTAGGCCTTCTGATTTTCTGATTGATAAGATTGAGGTTACTGATGGATAGTTCTTACCATCTACATTGTAGAAACGAACACCGTTTAAATTCTTGCCTTTTGTTTGAGGCAACAATTGTTTATTCAATTCAACAAATTTAAATTCTTTAGCCATTATTAATCTCCAAGTTAGTCTTCTATTATATAATATCCAATTTAGTTTGTCAAGCGCCTATGATGACCTATGTTTCATAAACATAGTGTTTATATCTTCAGCACTAAATTGTCCGAGCGCTCACTCGGGTTTATATTCTTCGTATTGTGTCTTACCTTGGTCGTTTCTAAACGCTCTCAAAGTAGACTTTCTGTTATCTGATGGACTTTTATACGAACAATGAATCCATCCGCTGTTAGGTTCGTCTGTCTTATGAAATTCCAATATTAATTGGTCATAATCCAAGTTCTCAATAATCCACTTTGCTAACTCAGCATTGGGAACCCCAAAGATTTCAAAGTCAGCGGCTTGCCCCTTAGCGTGCTGTGAATTAACACTACTACCTATTGCAACACATAACTCTTCACTTCTAAAGCCGCTTGATACGGTTACTGGTGAAGCATAATGGTCTCTAACTGGTTGTAGTATATTCTCACAAAGTTTTTGCAATGCTGTAATTTGGTCATCATTAGGATTATTATTAATACCTTTTCGCTCTGCCGTTTGAGAGGCAGTTAATTCCTTCAGACTAAAGTTTTTGCTTAACTTCATATTTGTTTTTATCCTCTTGTTAGTTTAAGTATTTTCTCAATCTGTGCCTTAATAATAGGACCTCTATTAGGCCAATGTATATAAGGTTCTTCAGATTTAGAAAGATTGTAAAGAAACGGTAATACAATTTTTTCAAGTTCTTTAAATCTTTTATTTGTTTCTTCAGAAGTTAACTCTTTAGTTATAGTTTCCTTCTCGGCGACAATTTGAAAAATCTCGTTCATCGCTGACTTGATTGAAGAAACATCTTTTTTCAAGTCTTTTAATTCGTCTGTACTAGCAATCTTACTAGTATCAATAGTAGGAGATTTAGGTGCCTCAGCGGCCGTACCTGCAATACCCCAATCATCATTAAGGTCAAAACCTCTCATATAATCTGGTATGTCTTTACTCATCTTCGTTCTCCTCTTTAGTTTCAAATATATGTTGTCTTATATTTTTACCTGTATTCATTTGTGTACCTAAATCTATAGCGTTATATGCTAAACTTACATTATTTTTACTAACGGCAGCACTTGTCATACCACCTACGGTAAACATAGATGAAAAATTAACAGAGCAACCTGTTAAAAATATAAAAACCGATAATATACCTATTAATCTCATTTGATTATTTTGTGCTTTCTTAATACCTGTCGTGTTTTGATTTCTTTTGTTGACGCTTTACCGTGCCTGTCAGCATACGGCGTACCAGGATTACGCTCTGCTATCTTTGATTGTAGTTCTTTCCATCCGCCATCGTTTTTGATACCTCCAGTACCACTTATTATATTTATGCTACTGACTTTCTGCTGAATATGAGGATTTTGTTCTAAATATGTCTCCTTTTCAGATATTGACATAAATTCAGAATACTCTTTTCCTGTCTTCTTATTAATGAAATCGTATGTTGGCATTTACTTTAAACTTAAATGATATTGTACCTGACTTGTAATATCTGACATTTCTTCTAATACGCTTTCAATGTCAATATATTGTTTATCTCCATTGATACTATCAATGTGTTTTGCAGCTGCCGATATGTGAGTTGCATACTCAACAATTGTATGTTTTGTATGTTCTGGTGATTGGTAATTCTGTAAAGTGTGTTGACCACTTTCTATGTGTATTCTTTTGTTTTGATTACCTTGCCAAGCTTCTACTAACTTATCATTTAACTCATTTAACTTTGTATAGTATTCGCCTAACGCTTCGTGTTCCGCATATCCTTTAGTTTGCCAATGTGCAAGTTGAATATTGTTTAAAAATACAATAGTCTTTCCTACTAATTGTTCAATCATCATAAATCTCCTTTAAACTTTGTAGTTGTGAACCCTAGGTTTTTGTTCTTCTGCTTTCTTTTTTTCTTCGTTCTCTTTATGTTTAAATGCTATTATATATGCAGCCATAAAACCTGCAATCGTAATCATAATACCAAATAAACCCATTAGTAATCCGTGTTCTAGTCCTATCATATATTGTACATTTCTCCTTGGTCTGCTAATTCTGCTAACTTACAACCTTCTGTATACCATTCAGGTGCTTTACCAGGTAAAGTCCAGGCAGCAAACCTTCGTTTTTTCATTACATAATATTGTCTATATGATTTGACAACATCAATGTTACCGTCTTCGTCAAATGCTTTACACTCTTCAGGCATTGCTGGTGTAGGTAGTGTACCTATCGTACCAAGAGGTGCATTTTTAGGTGGTTGACTTAACAGGTCACCTAATAATAAAAATGATTTGTGACCACCTGTCTTTTTATTTTTAGGAAATCTTTCCATAAATTCGTCATTAAGAGCTTTGAAGTGTCTGAACAACCATATGTAGTTGTATGCTGATTTAATTACCCATTGTGTACTAGGGTGACCTAACCAACCTGCTTTGTAAACTATTGCTTCTTCATTAGGATTATCTAAACGCCATCTTTTAATTTTTCTACCATTCTTTGTAGTATCAAAATATTCTGTACCATCTAACACTCTTTTTGCTGTACATAACATTTGAGCGCTTTCTAGTATCATCTTTACAATATGTTTATCACAAGCCATCTTGGCAGCGATAATAGGGTCTTTGTCTAATACAAATATATTCACTAGTTTACCTTTCCGAATTTAATACACAATTGTTTCCAGACACCAGTCCAGAACATAGTCGCCCACTTTGATTGTGCTTTATTCATCATCTTTTCAGCATTTGCGACAAGTTCGTTTTGTCTCTTTTTTGTGTAAATCATAGTCATATATTATCACTTTTCCTATTAGTTGTCAAGCTTAGATTTTACTAGTGTTTTGTCTGTTTCTACATCACTAGCACTCATTTCCTTAACACTAGAAGCATTCCAGTCTAGTATTTGATCCATTTTGATACGAATTTCGTCAGGATCCAGACCCATTGCTCTAATCTCTTTATCACCTAGTAAGGTAAAAAACTTCTCATAGTCTTCATTTGTTAAACTCTTTTTTGCAAACTTCTTAAAGAAGTCTTTATAGTTCTTATTCTGTTTTAAACTCTCTTCTAGTTTCTTCTCTTCTCTCTTTATTTGTAATTCTTCTTTTTTATTCTTTCTCTTCTTTATATCTTCTCGTCTTGCTACCCAACCTGCAAGTGATATATTGGCAGCGATTAATAGTAATACTGCT